TGAACAGTATAAAGCAAAAAAGCGGATGGTAGAGGCTTTGTATCCCGTAACAATCGAGGAAGTGTGATTATGCAACACCATCAATACCCGGAAGAACGCCGGCAGGCGGAATGGGAACGTAGGTTAAGGAGGATGGGATATGTGGATAATAGCGATAGTGATGTTTGCGATTCTGGCCGCTGGGCTTGTATGGCAGCCGAAGCCGAGGATTTGGTTGCGGAGGTGGTAGAGCATTGAAAAAGTGAATCGTTGGTATTGACTTTTGGTATACTTTTGGTGTAAGGTGGATATGATTCTTATAAATTTATCGGCGGGTTAAATTATGGGCAAGGGACTGACTAAAAATCAGCAAGTTTTTGTGGATGAGTACCTGAAAGATCGGAATGGTGCCAGGTCTTATAAAGTTGCTTATAAATCCTGTAAAACCGATGAAACCGCCCGTGTGAATGCTTCGAAGCTGCTAACAAAGGCTAACGTTGAACGTGCTATTACCGAGGGTTTACAAAAAATACACGAAGAAGCCCGCATAGAGGCTACTGACATACGCCGTGAACTTGCAAGGATAGGCTTTTCAGACATTCGCAATCTTTTTGACGAATACGGAAGGCTGAAGCTCCCGAAAGATTGGAATGACGATGTTGCTGCTGCAATTTCATCCGTGGAAGTTGTAACCAAGCCGCTCGGTGACGGTGAAGTTGAGTACGTCCACAAGATCAAAACATGGGACAAGAAGGGCTCTTTGGAGCTGCTTGGGAAAGAATTGAAAATGTTCACTGACAAGGTTGATCATTCCAGCTCTGACGGCTCCATGAGTCCGCCTACCAGAATCGAAATTGTGGCGGCAGGATTCGATGACGACGGCGAAGCTTAGACTGCCGCCCAAGCTGGTCCCGATGTTTGGGCCGAAGCGCGGGGCGTTGCGGTATCGTTGTGCTTATGGTGGCCGTGGCTCCGGAAAATCATTCTCCTTTGCTAAGATGGCTGCGGTTTGGGGGTACGTTGAGCCGCTCCGGATTCTTTGTACCCGCGAGTTCCAGATTAGCATCAAGGAATCGTTTCATGCGGAATTGAAAAATGCCATCGCGTCTGAGCCGTGGCTTGCTGCCGCTTATGATGTAGGCGTTGATTATATCCGGGGCTTGAATGGTACGGAGTTCATTTTCCGGGGGCTGCGGCACAATATGGCTTCCATCAAATCCATGGCACAGATCGATCTTTGTGTGCTGGAGGAAGCCGAGGACGTACCGGAGGCCAGTTGGGTTGATCTTGAGCCGACGATCCGGACACCCGGCTCAGAGATTTGGGCCATTTGGAACCCAAGAACGGACGGCAGCCCGGTTGATAAACGATTCATCAAGTCAAATCCGCCTCGTGCCAAGATTGCAGAGCTGAATTATACCGATAACCCGTTTTTTCCGAAAGAGCTGGAGGAGCTGCGGCAGCACCAAAGAGCAACGCTTGATGATGCAACATACGCTCACATTTGGGACGGCAGATATCTAACCCGTACCGATGCTCAGGTATTTTCGGGTAAGTTCCGTGTCGAGGAATTCGAACCTAAGGGCAAGGGCTGGAACGGGCCGTATTATGGGCTTGATTGGGGCTTTTCGCAAGACCCGACGGCGGCGATCAAGGCGTGGATCAAGGATCGCAAGCTATATATCGAACACGAGGCCGGGAAAGTTGATCTTGAACTGGATGACACGGCAGAATATCTAAAACATCGGATTCCAGACATTGGGGCTGGTGTCATTCGGTGCGATAATGCGAGGCCCGAGTCCATAAGCTTTGTCCGGCGCAAGGGTTTGCCCCGTGCCGTGGCCTGTGAAAAAGGCAAAGGCAGCGTCGAGGATGGCGTGGAGTTTATCAAGTCGTTTGACGGGGTAATCATCCATCCGCGATGCGAGCAAACGCTCCAGGAGTTCAGGCTTTATAGCTATAAAGTAGACAGGCTATCCGGTGACGTTTTGCCGGTGATTCTGGATGCAAACAACCATTTCATTGATGCTTTGCGCTATGCTCTGGAGCCGGTGATGAAATCCAAGGTCGTTGATTATCGAAAGGTCATTTAACAAATCATACTTGACAAAAGCTCCAAGGTGTGCTATGCTACAAAAAACTATACCAGAATCTAACAAAGGCTCACATGGGAATTAAACTCAAAGATGGAATTGTTTCGCTAACACAAAAGCTGGCGAACCGTCGCAATGCACACCTGACAAACCGCATGACTCATCAGCGCGTTGATTGGGATGAGTTACGTGCCATTTACAAGACCGGCATCGGTAGCAAAATTATTCGTTTGAAATCCGGGCTTGCCCTTGATGATACCCTGCAGTTTGAATCCCAATCAGATAAGGATTTTTATGAAGTTTATCTGCAGCCCCTGGTCAAAAAGGCCGTGAAGTATCAACTGGCCTTTGGTCGGGCCTTGATCGTACCACACGAACCAAACGCGGATCTTTCGCAGCCGATTGGAAACGTTTCTGATTGGGCAAAGGTAAGGTATCACGTTTTTTCCGGTGACATGGTGCATGTGTCGAGCGTCGAGCTTGATCTTGCAAGCCCCGATTATTTTAAGCCAAGGGCTTTTAATGTCCGTGCTGCAAACATCCATCCGAAACGCGCTGTTGACTTCAAATACGTGGAGCCGGTGGAATTTGACGCGGCAACCTATAATTTTGGCGGCATATCCGAGTTTGAATTAATCCGGAATGAGCTTGTCAACGATCAGGTGGTACAACGTGCCGTGCCGGGGATCTTGGAGCGGTGTTCAACTCTATTTTACAAGGTGGAAGGCTTCAAGGAGCTTTTGGCCGACCGCAAAGAGCAGGATCTTTTGATCTATCTTGCCGCTCTGGAAGATACGCGCTCCATCTACGGGGCCGGTGTCGTGGACGCAAATGACGAGATCCAGGTGCATAACCAGCAGCTTTCAAATCTATCCGATTCGGACATGATCACGCTGCGGAGGCTGGCCATGGTGACTGGCCTGCCCCTGTCCTGGCTGGTGGGTGAGGCCGCACGGGGTTTAAATAGCACCGGTGAAGGTGAGCGGCAGGTGCTGCGGCAGACCATTGAAACGCTGCAATCCGAATATATCCTGGAGCCGGTCAATCAGCTCATGGCCCTGCATGGCCGGGGCCGGGCGTGGTTCAAGGAAAACCAGGGTGAAGCTCCAAGCGAACGTGTGGAATATGAGCAAAAGGCTCTCAAGAACGCACTCATTCTGTACCAGCTTGGCGAAGATTACCGCAAATATCTGCAGGATAAGGACGTAATCACCCCGGATGCCTGGGATCAAGTGTTTCCGTCTGTCGAGGAAGAAGCTTTACCGCAGCCGGATCAGGACATTGATTTAGCGTCATTGCTGGAGGATGACTGATGGCAAAGCGTGAAATCAAATCACAAAAAGGGGCAAAGATACCGAGTCCGGCAGCACCCCGGTCCGAGGAGCAGCAGCTAGAAGACTTCATCAAATACATGATCGAAGAAATGCAGGAGCGGTACAAAAATCAGGTATTCAATCAAATGCATAAATCGACCATCAAGAAATTTGCCACCAGCGATGAGCTACCGGAACAACTGCGGCAGATGTTTACGGACCAGCAGACTGGCAATTTTGCTAATGTGTTTCTGCGACTGGCCAAAAAAGTCCGGCGCAAGCTGGTTAAACAGTTCCCGGATGATCGGCTCGAAGAAATGGCAAAAAAGATCACGGAAAAAGTTAATCGACGGAATCAAAACGTATTTTATAATGCGGCCAAGCGCCGAGTAGGTGTTGACAAGACCGAGCTTGAAGCCACGGAGGGCTTGACATACCAAATCAATGCCTATCAGCTTGAAACCGCACAGTGGATCAAGAAAATCCGGGACGAAACGCTCCAGAATTGGACGGCGAACACCCTGCGCGACATGGCCGAGGGCCGGGGCATCGACGACATTATGAGCCAGTTTGACAGCATGGTGGAGCAGCGTAAAAATCACGCACAGATGGTTGCCCGGACACAGATTTCTACATTTAACTCGCTGGTGACAAAGACGCGTGCGCGTAACCTTGGCATTGAAAAGGCGATTTGGGTTACATCGGAAGATGAGCGGGTGCGAAACTGCCATGCCGAACGCCATGGCCGGGAATTTGAGCTGGCCGAGGGACTTTATTCATCCTGTGATGGCAAAACGCTATTGCCCGGTGTCGATTACAATTGTTTTCCCGGATCAGTCCAGATTGATCACAGTTCGCTTTGTCAAAAATTCTATCGGCGCTGGTACGCTGGTGAATTGGCCGAGACCATTCGTGATGATGGCATAGTCCTTCATGCGACACCGAATCACCCAATACTCACGGTCAACGGGTTTAAGCCTGCTGGCAGACTCGATATAGGAGATAACATCATCTGCACAAGCGATGAGCGTATCAACGGAATCAAACTCTACGCCAAGGACATGATACCCACATTTGAGCAAATCTTCAGCGCGTTTGATTTCCTTGGGGTTGAACATGGTGTAGCGCCCGCAGGCAGCGGAAAGTTCCACGGCGACACTTCCAATAGCGATATCGATGTTATAAGTATGGACAGCCTTCTGGTGGACAAAATAAATCCCGCGTTGCGTGAGAAGTTCGCAGAACTCGACCTCTCCAGCGCCGATATGATAGCCGTACTTTCTTTTTTCACGGGTAACAGCTCGCTGGCTGATTTCGGAAAAGGTATGAGTCCTACCCCGGCAAGCATCGTGCGCAGCCTCGACTTGTTTCGCTCTGGCTTCCTTGTCCATTTGACTCCACTTGAGCTTTTCGGCTTCGCTTTGGGTACGTGGTCTAACCCCGAGATCGAGGAGTCGCTTGCGAATAACATGCCGAGCAACGCCGAAGTGTTTAGCGATTGCGTTTTCGCTTTGGCCGTTCTCGTACATGGTCTTGATGTCATCGACAGGAAGATTGATTTTTTTAGGTCCGCTCTTGCGCTTGGGGACCTTAATACCAAGGTTCTTAAAGTGCTTGGAGAGGACGGCAGGACTAACCCCGACTTGTTTTCCTGCGGTCCCAACGGTGGAGCCGTTAAATACAAGGTTTGCAGCGTGGTCGATAACCGATCTTTCAATTTTTCTGGGCATGTGTATAACCTCCAATCTGTTTCTGGTGATTATATCACAAACACAACCGCAGTGTCAAATTGCCGGTGCACGTACCAGATGGTTATCCCCCCAGCTAACGAGGAGGCCGCATAGTGTCAAGATTTATTCGCTCCTTGGGTGACCTTATCCCTCGTACTGGGCGACTAATCCGCAAGAACGGCGAACAGCGGGCAGACGCTGGCACACCCTATGATGTAGGGATTATGCTTGTAGTTTGGGAGGAGGATATGGATGCCTAAAAAAGTGGATGAGTGCGTCAAAGCTCTGCTCGAAGAGGGCTATGAAGAAGACCGTGCCTGGGCTATTTGTAAATCTCAATTTGGTGATAGTTCTAAGCGGCTTCATTTTGCTGATCGGGTAGATTTTGACGCGCAGGATAAAACAGCTATCTCCGTGCGGGACGGGGTGCTTAAATATCTGGGCAGCGAAATAGGTATGGAGCCAGCGGACAAGGTATTTACGGTTTACCGGTCTACGTCCACAATTGGTAACGTATTTCCCGATCTGGTAGGCATACCGCTGACTGATGAGCATGTAAGTCTGGACGGTAACGCCCCGGATACTGGCAGCTCTGTAATTGACAGCCAGATGGTGGACCTGGCTGACGCCGGGGACGATGCACGGATCGGGATAAAAAACAAATTGCAAGTTTCTGACGCGATGTTGGACATTCTGAACACCAAGCGTCAACTATCCCTGGGGTATTCTGCCGATCTTGTGCCACATGACCGGTACGATTTTGAGCAGCAAAATATTGTCCCGCACCATTTAGCCGTAGTTGAAAATGGCCGTTGCGGGCCGCTGTGCTGTTTTTTGGATAAACAGGCAGAAACAAAAACCACAGAAAAAGAGGTGTATAGTATGGGAAAAGGATTGAAGTTCTTCTACGATGAAGACGGAAGCGTGTCTTTGGAGCAGGTTGTGGAGATTGCCACCAATTTGCCCGAGGCAATCAAAAAGGTGCCGGTGGACCGACTTTCCGAGCTGATGGCCCCGCTGATGGAGATCACCAGCT